AGTTGTTTGTTGCTCCAGTCACACGATACACAGAAGTGATAAGATCATTCAATGTTTCTTCGGAGAATGCACCAGTTGCATGGATGCTATCAGCAGGGGTACGGAAACCAGCAGGAACGTCAGCAGGGCCAGCAGAATCAATCCAGTCACCGAAACCACGTAGGCCGTAAGCTGTGGTGGAACCATCTTCAGCAGCGCGGTCATTTGTGGAGCAGAGAGTTGCCTCAACGTCACGCTTCAATTCGCGCATTGCCATTGCTTGTGCTTGTGCAAGCTTAGCAGGGCCAACCGAAGAAACAGCTTCTTGCAAGTCAGAAACTTGGTAGTCGCGGCGGAACTTCTGTACGTAGTTACCAAGACGAGCACGACCAGCGAACTTATCTGTGAAAGTAGTTACGTCAGCACCTTCACGGATACCAGTAGTTGAAGGGGCGGATAAAGCATCAACTGTCCATTCCTCGAATGTAGCTGTAGCCTTTTTCTTGCTAGCCGAAGAAAGAATAGGAGTTTCTTCAGGAGCCAGAATGGTTAGAACGTCAGAGAGTCCTTCACGATTGGAAACACCAGAACCAGTGTTTGTAGTGTCATATGTATTTGAGAATGCCATGATAGTATTTTGTTGTTATTTAAATTTGTTGCTTAGTTGTAGAGTTCGGAGAGTAATGAAATCATTCTTATCGCCAGTCTCTTTGAATCTTTTGCTCATTTCTGATATAGCTTTAGCTGATTTAGGTGCTGTCTTTTCTGGAGCAGAAGCATTGGAGAACGCATTGGATGGTGGGGTAATACGTTGTGAAGTCTTAGCTGGTGCTTCTTTTTTCCCGTACAAACTATTTGCAGCATGAGCCAAAATGTATGGCAGTTGTGCATCAATAGTTGGATCAAGGGATTTAAGAGACTTGCTAAGTTGTTCAAAACGCGGATCAGAAACCATAGCTTCGTAATGCTTACGAGTATCATTGTCTTCTCCTTGCATCCAGCTTAGTTCCTCTGTTGCTTTTGCTTGAAAAGCTTCCTTCATTTGAGCCGCTTGGTGCTGAATCTGAATAGTCTTTAGTTGGGCTGGTAGGTATTTATCCCGAGTCTTACGTGCGTTCAGCATAGCCTTACGTACATCTGACTTAGTTAGTTCCTTTCCATCCACCTCAGTGACTATATCATCAGCCGCATAACCATCAGAGTTAAAGAGAATTTCCTCAGCCCATTCAATCACTTGATTTGTCTCTTCAGCCTTACCTTGTAGGGCTTCGATAGTGTCAATGTCTTTGTATGGGTTGTCCTTTACTTCGCTTTCACGTTGTAATGGATTCTCGTCCTTCTGATTAAGCTTTGCTTCCAACGCTGCTAGTCGTTCTTCCGCTGCTTTACGCTTTGCTGTTAGTTCACCAAAACGTTTAACTGCTCGACTTCCTAGCTTGCTGGCTAGCTCTTGAAGTTCATCTTCGCTTAAATCATCTAAATCTTTAGAAAGAACACTGGCTTCTTCTTCTTGAGGTTCGGCTTCTTCACTCTCATCTTCAGTTACTTCCACCTCTGGAACTTCTGCCTCTGATTCAAATTCTTCTTCTTGCTCAACTTTGGGTTCTGGAGTTGGGGCTGGCTGTCCTAGCATGCCTTCCAACTGCTTCGCCCTCCGACTTGCATAGTCGAGAACTGACATATTTGTATTTTCCATCGAACTTGGTTCAGCCTCGACGTTAGCTGTATTGATTTCATTTGACATAATTATTTCCACTCTTTCACGGCGAGCGTTTCCGATAAATATATATTAGCACCTACTGCAAGCTGTCTTTATGCCTCATGCGTAATGACTCCCAATCTGCAATTTTTAATACGTAGTCATAGGCTATGATTTCACCTGATAGCTGCTGTATTTTTTCAATTGCTGAGTCCTGCATGTCTCCAATGGCATCCTCACGCAGATTGTGAATGCTCTTAATGAAGCGTCCAAATGTTTCGTGCATGGACAAGGTTTTGATGTCGTCTTCTAAGTTATTCATTATTGTTGCATTTGTTGTGTGTCCATGCCTCCCATTTGGGCTGGTGCTGTTCCGAACTTACCAATTTCAGCGTTCTGTGCTTGTTGCATTTGGAACTGATATTGACCTGCGTACTTCTCAATGCGTGCTGCAAATGCTTCATCGCTTTGTAAACGTTGCCCTACGTCTGGCTGTGAAGCGTATTGTTGAATGACTTGCATTGCTAACTGAGCACCATTCGGACGTGCTGGCATTTCAATTCCTGCGAATATCTTAGCCAAGTCATCTGTAACATTCTTAACCACTTGCTCCTGTGCTTGCTCTGCTGGCTGTAACACCTTGTCTGCCATAAGCGGATCAATCATATTAGCTGCCATTTCCAACAACGCATCAACACTCATACGTCCATTGCGATCAAGCTGCATGAGTGAAACCATTTGCTGTAGCTTCTTCTCTTGAGTTTCTGGATCAGCATTCAATACATCGTAGCTAATGAAAATGTCATAGTTCTCATCGGGAGAACCTTTATCAAACTTCTGCATGTCTCCAGAGACACGGAAAAATAGACTGTCTGGGCCGAAGCGTTGAAAGTTCTTGAATGCTAAAGCCAACACTTCTGCTGCGTGACGAAGAAACTTATCCACCTCAAACTGACGCTTAAACTGACTAATTGGATTCTCAATGTCCAAACCAACTAGGCGATCCGCTTGAGCTTCCAGGGTCTTTTCAATTTCAATTGAACCAGAATTAAACTGAGGCACTGGCCCAAACTCAATTTCTCCCTTTCGGCGAACTGGAATCTTTCTGGCTGGCCCCCAGTCTGTAGGAGCTTGACCAACTGGGTGCATGATCGGTGGAATTGTGCTAATGCTGTTACGGTCTGCCCTTGAATCACGTTCTACTTTCACTTGATTCTGGATTCCTGTAAGTCTACTAGGAATGGTGGCGACATCGTACAGACGCTTGCTGTCCTCGGATAGCTTGGTAACAATTACGGGATAGTCTTCGTAACCGTTCATTAGCTCAAACTTTGCATAGCCTTGCGTACCATCGTCACCACCAAACTCACGATGGAAGATGGTTTCATAGATGCCCTCACCTCCGTCTTCTTCATCAATTAGACGTTGATAGCCATGCACAATTTCAATGAGTTCTTCTGCTGAACTCTGATTAAAAAACTGACGAGTCACTTCATTCCGATGGAAGTCACTGATCGATAAGTCCACTCCCATGTGATTATCAATCACGTAGTCTACGAATCCTTCATCCCATCCAGAAGTAATTACTTTGTTACGTAGTTCCTGTGGGGTGTAGTAAGTTTTGTAGAAGCAATATGGGGCTTGCTGTGGGTCTGTTACGTAGTAGGGGAAGTAGAAGTCAGAGTCAGGGGCTAGTGTCTTTACCAATGGAGCATCCACCTGCCTGCGGATGATAGGAAGCGTAGCAAAGCCAGTTTTACGTAGTTCCTTCAATGCTTTCTTTGCTCGCTTTGGTGTAACACCATCGAACATTCTCATAAGCTGTTCAGTAAGAATGTCATCTGAAACACCACCTAGGATCATTTCTGAAATCTTAGGATCAATCTGAGCAATCTGATCCAAGCTTAGACGTTGAAGGAAGGAGCGATCCTCTCGGTTCCATCCAACATACGTAATCATAATGCCACGCTCTAACAGGTAGTTGGCTCCTAGTTCCATTTCCCTGTTGAAACGTTTAATGTAGCCACTGGAAACCATCCATTTTAGGAAGCTGGACACGACTTTGGATCGTGCTACGTCATCTGAGTTCACTGGATAGCCTCTGACATTAGCCCGATTTAACGCTGACATGTACAATGAAACCCATCGACTAATGCGCTCATCAATGACGTGACTCTCCATATCAGAAGCACCCTCCCAGGGGAAAGCATCTGCTCCATGTTTACGTAAGTCCTCCGTCTTACCAGCCCATAAGTTACGTCTGTCGTCGTAACTCTTGCGGCACATATCAAAATACGTCTCAAGTTCTAAAACTGTTTGATCGTATGAGTTGCGCAAGAAACTCACGCTAGGCTGTTTTTTAACGTAAGTTAATTCGTCTTGAAAGTCTTCCATATTGGTAAATTATATCAGTACAATCAAACCTTCGGGGATTTGATGTAGGTGAACTTCTGTTGTTCTTCTTCCGTGACACATTGAACGTAAATCATTTTACCAATTGTTAAGACTCGCTGGAGTCTTGCTGGTATGCGAACTGGAACCTTCTTCCCTAGTTCACGAATCTTCACCATCACGTATAATGGATTCGGAGCACTAGATAGAATGGGGCCACGATAGATGATTGGCATTGGTACGCAGTCGTCCAATAGCACTTGTCCTTCATCTGAAACCCATGTGTTTTTTCCTCTGCCACTAATCATTTCCTCGGACAAGTATTTAAACACTCGCTCTTTAGCTTCATCGAAGCTGATCCCTAGTTCCTGTGCAATTTCTGTTAATCTTCGCTTTGCCATGTTAATATCCTCCTTTAGTTGTTCTTGTTGTTTCCATTGATTTGTTAGCCACATGATCTGGCCCATCGCCTCCGTTGGCTGTTCTTAAATATCTCAAACAATCAATAGGATCTTTCAATGGCTCTGACTTCTTTCCCTCTGGATTGTAATTGATGATGCTGTAAATTAAATTCCCACATGACTTGTGGATGTGAAGCTTTGGCTTGTTAATTGAATCTAGCTCAATATTTGGATTATAAACAAACCATTGGTCAATTAATTGGATGCCACTCAACTCTTGCCTCCCATCGCTAGGAATTACGTACATTCCCTTACTAGCGAAATCACTAAACATATCCTCATCGTCGTGTTCGGCTGCCATGAATCGACTGTCACCGATCCGCTCATAAACCTCAACGCCTAGTTCCTTTTCTATCTCTTGGAATAAATGAACATAGGAGCATTCCTTTACATCTGTCTTAATGGCGTACCCAAGCTTCTTTGAGGCTGGCCCAAACTTCCATTTCGGATCACCAAACTCAGCCCACTCTCCATATGTATCTCGATCAGGCCACTCTCTAATGACTGTTACATTTTGATCTTTATCAACAGCAGCCCAAATGCAAAAGAAGTTACGAGCACCAGCAGGGTCAATGACTTGATAAACAGTGTGAGTCTTGTCATTCATCTTTGGCAATTCATCAATGACGTGAACTTGCTCACTGAATAATGGGAAGATAGTTGTTATACTCTTTGTTGGATAGCCATAAGCAATTGTCTTAATCTCATCTTCTTTCTCACCTTCCAAATCCTCTTTCAATCTTTTGAAATTCGTAAATGGATTTCTTTCAGTATGAAAGAATACAACAGCACTAGACTTTTTCTTTGGTTGCATCGTATATGGCATTTCATAGCCCAACAACTCTGCATACAAAGTGGATGTGGTTGTAGCACCACTCAAAGCCTTTGCCACTGTAGGAGTATATCCATCCAATGGAGTAAAGCTTATTAATATCTTAGCATTGTTGTCATTACAACGGCGATATAAGCGTTTAACTAGCTTATCATCCATGTAATATTCATCGAGCCACGTTCCTATGTTTGTATATTTACATTGTTCCTCTGGTAGCCCAAGCCTATAACCTTCAATCATCTTAGGATTGCCAATGAATTGAGAGTAAAATCTAAATAAGCATTTAGCTCCATTTGGAAGCACGAACTTCTTTCCAGTAAATCCAGACTTATCATTGTAATTTATAGAAGCTCTGCCCTCGGTGTACTTATGCTTCCAAGCCTTCGGTAGCATTTGGTGCAAGTAAGGCTGCTGCATTTCAATACTAGCTTCTTCGTTCTGCGCCCAACAAATAATTATAGTCTCTGGGTTTTCCATGAGAGCCTTCATTACTGTGCGAGCAGCAGTGAATGATTTTCCGCTTCTGTTTCCACCAAACACCCAACACTCAGTCTTCTCTTTTAATAGTTCTTCCACCTTCTCCTGCTGTGGTAGATAGAAACTATGATTAATTGGTTCTTCTTCAGATAGGCGTATAGCTTCCTCTCGCTTATCGTATAGGTCTTTTACTGCCGCTGGCCCATCACGTTCCAATAGAAGCTGAAGTGACTCGCGACTCGGTATAGGGAGAATAGGGTGTTTAGTCCACGATGCCATTAGCTTATAACTCTAGCTTTTGCAATTTCATAATAGTCTTTGTCTAACTCTATGCCGACAAAGCTAAATCCCTCGCGCACAGCAGCCTTGCCAGTCGAGCCACTGCCCATGTAGGGGTCTAGGACAACGCCATTGGGTGGCGTGATGAGTCGGCATAGATAGGCCATTAGAGCTGTTGGTTTGACTGTGGCGTGATTGTTACCGTTTTCAAGCTCCTCGCATCCCTCGTTACGATCCTTTTT